AGAATGTAATCTAACCCACTCCATTAAAGCTTGTGAAGCTGAAGGACCTATCGGGTCTCTGAAAGTTACATTAATTGTACCCCATGTAAACCTTCCTGCAACGTAAGTTGATGTATTTAAAAATGGTACCTCAACAGAGTTTATAGTTATTTGTGGTCTAGAAGTACTTTCTACATACCACTCGTTGATACCTAATGAAGAATCAAATCTTAAAATAAACCTATTCTTTTTCTTAGGTTCGTAAGGTATCGGCATTTTCATCAATAAATCGGCCATGTTGTTTATTTTTTATATTAATTTATTCTTTTTATATATCTATAAATATAGTGAGAGTTAAAAAATTACCTAATTCGTCTTCTTTAATACTATTTTTTTATTTATTCCCTCAGAAGTGTCGTAAACTATAAAATCTACTTCAGGAAACTCAACCTGTAATACCTCCTGTATAAAAGGTATTATAGCATTTATATTACCCAAATCATCATCACTAAACCCAACTGATAATTTATTATACTTACTACCAACCATTTCTCCCGCTTTATGAACTATTTTTGTGACATAATCTCTTAAAGCTATTTTTTTATTTTCTTCTGGATTTGCTGCGGAGCCCCCTTCTAACCCGAATTTTTCAGTAAATTTTGTGGATGTTACGGGATGATATTCGTGACCATCTAAATATGTTTTTAATATTAATTCTGGGTCATTACCGTCTAACTCTGGAAATACTTGTTGTATATTATCCATCATCTCTAGTAATTCTGTTTCGTTAAAAGTGTGTGAGATAACTAAATCCATCCCTTTTCTTAGTGTTTGTGGGTCGTGTCCTCTAGCTGTAATAATAGATATTGGATTGGCGTATATTAAGGCTTCCTTAAATTTATCGAATGAAGGGGCGAATGAATTTGTTTCTAAAGCTATTTTTAAGTCATTTAAGAAAGCATCTTCATCTATAAAATTATCGAAGGCTCCCTCATCTAATTTATAATTTTCGTCATCTCTAACTAAAGCAAACTCATCTGTACCCACCTCTACAGGCTCCCAACCATCAGAAGTATTTTTTAACATTTTAATGGTGGTAGGCATTTTAAGGATGTTATCATCCCAATCAAAACTATAAGCTCTTATATTATTAGATTGTTCTTCTAATATACCACCAATAAGGTTTAATTGTTCTTTAGTTATGATTATTTGTTTTGCCATATAATATAAATACAAATTAATTTGGTTTAATCGATTTTATTCATTATCTTTGTAGTATGAAAAAAATTATAAAACTCTTAATTATATTATCGTTATACTCTTGTGAAAAGAACTACCCACTAATAGAGTGTAACCCAACCCCACCAACTAACCTACCACCCGTATCTTATGTGGAAGATAATTTACTAGAAGGTGAGTGGTTATTAATGGGTGGAAAAATGGTAATAGAAAATCTAGAACTAGATTATACTGAAGAATTTCACCACTTTGATGCTGGTAATACTAGTAGTTTAAGATATGGGGGGTCTCAGTATGAATTTGAGGTAATCACTCGTTACACGACTACCTGGTCTTTTGATATCCCAGATAATATACCTGGTATGGGTAGTTTTATACTGGACTATGACAGTCTACAACCTTATGGTCTTAATGTTACGTCTAATAATTTAAGTGTGACAGAATCTTTGGTTGGAACTACACTACAGTTGGGGGGTTCTAGTCGTCCTATCCAATACGAAATAATTAGTCTACAAAATAATACTCTTTATTTTTATGTACAAGAAACTTACGAAAACATAGATGGGTACAATTGTAGATACTACAATAAACTATTTTTTAAAAAATTAATCAATTAAAAACTAAAAACATGAAAAAACTAATCACACTACTATTTTTATTACCCTTATTTACTTTTGCACAAACTATTAATATTTCAGAAAATTTATCCGTAATTAATGGGGAAAACTTATCACAAGATTTTAATAACGACGACTTTGGAAATTTGACTGTTTTGGGGGACTATGGTCCTAACACCACTACTTTAGATTTGGATACGGTTAATCTTACACTGGATTTTACCCAAATTATGTATTCGTCACTTACTACACCAGATACTGTAAATCTTTACTTAACGATAACTAATATAAATTACTTAGAAGAGGGGTGTGTGACCTATGCCTTTACCGACTACTTCTCAAATAGAGTTGGGTTTTTATATATCCAAAATGATTTATTAATTTTTGCTCTTGAGGGTTCTTATCTAACTGAAACTGGTAGAGAAAAAGAATTTACGGGTTTTATGGGATTTAAAGAGTAAAAATACGTAACTAAATTAAAACAAATCCGTATATATTAATATAGGAGTTTAACCAAAAAAAAAATAAAACTATGACTGAAATACTATTAACATACCTTATAATCTCACAGATATTAATGTTTATATTTTTAATTATAAATGAAAAGAGTATTGAACGTGGGTACTTAAAATTCGAAAAGAATCGTGGAGATAACCCTAGTAGTGGGTGGTATGTATTTTACATAGTAACTCATATGATTAAAGCTCCTATATTATCACCTATGATTTTAATTTTGATTTTATTAAATGGGGGTAAATTAGTTGAATAAAAAAAGGTCCGAAAGGACCTTTTATTTATAGTAATTAAATGTATTAACAATCACAACAATTACATTCGCATTTTGTACCACATTTACAAACTTGGCAATCGCATTTCATAATTTTAATTTTTAGTTTTATTTATTTTGTTCCTTAACAACGTTTTTAATAACTCTAATTAAATCAGCCTCACTTAATTTCAAAGTCTTTTTTGGTATTTTTCTACTTTCTGTTTTTACCACTTCACCAGTTTCTGGGTTAACCATATCGCCACCCTCATCATCTAACTCTTCCTCTTCTAGTTCATCACCACCTTCTAAATCCTCATCTTCCACAAGGTCTTTATATTTTGCTGTTGGGGTATTCATCATACCAAGATTTTGACCGTTACCATTACTTAAGTTTTCCTTAACTAATTTTTCTATCAAGTCTATCAATTCTGATTCTTTTAATGTGATTTTTTTCATTTTAAATCTTTTTTATTGGTTTTATTATTTGTTTCATCTTTTTAATATCCTCTTGGATTAGTCTTTCTTTTTCTTCTTTTGACTCTTCTATGTTTTTAGAATCATGTATATGGTCATAATGCATATCATCCTCCAAATCGTCAATATGTTCTTCACTACCACCATCATGTTTTAAATCATAAAGTTCTTTATCGTCATGACCTTCATCTCTACCGTAATTCATTGCTTCATCATGACCAGAATCTTCTTTCATTGATTTTTTAATTGCTTTATCTCTAGCAGCTAAATAATCGTCAGAATCTATATCACCATCACCATCATGGTCTTTTTTCTTACCTTCTTCCATTTCTTTATCGTGACCTTCATCTAATTCTGGATAAGGAAGTGGGTCTCTTAAAGAATCTGGATTAGACATCGCTCTTTGGTCTCTCCCCGAAGCAATTGCATCAGCTGTAATAGTCATAAAGTTACCTAATTTAGTGATAGAGTTAGCAAGTTTTTTTCTTGTATCACTATCCTTAATCATTTCGTAGGCTTTTTGAATTCCTTTTATTACGTTCTCTAACCCTTCACCTGCCGCAACTCCAGGATTTCTATCATACTGACCTTGTTCCATTATAGTATCGGAATAATTATCTATATTTAACTCTAAACCTTCACTAACAATACTTTTTCTTATTAAATCATAAGATTCAAAAACTATCTTATTTATTGCAGTATTTTTAGATTTATTTAAGGTTGAGATTAACCTATCTAATTGTTCTTCACTTAGTAAAACATTTTGTATTTTACCCTCAGTGAATACTTTTTTACCCGATACAGGTCGGTTTAAACTTTCTGATAACGTTTTTTTATTAAATTTCATATTCTATTACTTAATTTATAAATATTATATATCCTCAAAAGATGCCCCAGTAGGTGTAATTAAGAACTCTACAAATATATATTCTAACGCTCTGGTAGGTTTTATATATATTTTACCGTTCATTTCATTTCTATCTATTTCTTCTGGGTCGTTAGAAAGTACCACTCTAAAGTCTGTTAATCCTCTGTCTCTTCTAATAGAATCTAATATTGGATTAACTAAATCTAAGAATTGTTGTCTAACTATTTCATCATTTTGTTCAAAGATTAATCTTACTGAAACAGCCGATATTAATTTTCTAGTTTGTAGTAGTAGTCTTCTAACATTAATTCTATCTAAAGCTGACTCTCTAACTTGTAGTGTTTTATTACCCCAAATAATTGGACCGGTATCACTAAATGTAGCTATTGGATTTAATCTACCCACATATAATGTGTCTCTTTCATCTAAAGTAAGTTTCTTTCTTGCTTTTGTAGCTTGTACTATACCTCTAGTGTAACCTGCTGACGCAAACCATGGGAATGAAATATTATCTGTTAATGCTATATTTCTCATAACTTCCGCAGTAGGTGGAATGTATATTTGTTTATTATTAGCCGTATCTCTCACCTGTATCCAAGGATAATACGTAGCCGTATAATTTGAGTCGATTAAAGAATCTTCTAAGTTATCTACAGCTTCTTCCGGTGAAACTTGATTTGTTGTATCTGTTGTGTTAGTTACAAACATGTTATAATCTGGTGTTGTTGTGACATATAGTGAATCTGCTCTATCGTCTTCTACCATGTCTATCGCTTCATTTACCAAACCTAAATTATCTACATAATCTATACCTGGTGTCGCAAATACATTAATATCTACAGCTTCTGGATTAGAGAATTCGTTAATTCCTCTTAGGTAAGCGTAATAGTCACTATTACCTTCAGTAGAACTTAATTTCTTAAATGACCCTAACCCACTAGCTGTTGGGTATTCTGCTGTAACACACGCCCCATTTAACCAACCTGTTAGACCCAATCTATAATCGTCTGTATTTGACCTTGTTTTTCTGTATATATCCCACCCATCAAAACCACCGTATGGTGCTACAGTAAATTTACGAGCTCTTAGTTTTTTATATGGGTCAGTACTTAAAGTTGGTTCTTTTCTAAATGAAGTTGCTCCAACCGCAAATACTTCTTTACCCGCTATATTAGTACCAGCTAAATCTATATAGTTTCCTTGACCACCGATAGCAATTGTAGCTCCTGAATCCATGTGGAAACCTTGTGTTATTACACCCCATTCTGTACCAGTAGAAGTATTACAAACACTAGAAGGTGTGATTCTACCTTTAAAGTTAAAGAAATCAGTATCGTACGCCGCTCCTAATGTATCTGAGATACCTAGATAAGTTTTCGATATTTTATCACCACCACTTCTAACTTGGTTATTTACTGTACCAGAACCGAAAGGTGGGTCGTATACAATCTCACCTGGGTTGTAGTATTTAGTTTTATATTGTATAAATGGATTTATTGAACAATTTCCATATTGTCTAACTCTATACCCTTCGAAACCACAAGGTAGGGAACCAACAAATGTACCATCTAAAACACCATCCGCTAAGAATAACATTATATATTTAGACTTTAATTCAAACTCACCAGTAGAAGTTCCTATTTTTCTACCAATAAATGAAACCTTAGTTGGGTCTAAACTACATCTAGTGTATTTTTCTAATACTTGTGGACTTGCATCCGTATCGTAGTAATCTCTTACAATTACATCAAACTCACCTCTTTCAAAAGATAAATTAATTAATGATATTTTAATTTCTCTGTTAGCTGCGTTACCGTCAGATATTGAGATGAACTTAAATAATCTAAATATATCGGTACCCTGCATCTCTGAAACAACATATGGTGTTTCAGGTGTTTGCCATTGATTCATGTACCAAGCTATAGAATCTAAGTTAGCGTTATTGAATCTTGCTGCTGGTAAGTGTACCATACAACATTGTAACCCTCTAACCTTACCTCTTCTATAAGCATCTTTTAGTAAGTTTGGATACGCCTCTTCAACAAAGATTGGCACATCTTGAGTTTTCTTATCGAATGGTGTTATACCAAATACTCTAGGTGCGTAATCTTTAGCTGTACTATCTAATGAAGTTTTAAAGGTATATGATACCCCAGCATCTGTAAGTGCACTAACACCAAATGGTGCCAAAGGATTTTCTAATACTTTGTAGTAATTTCCTGTACAATCAAACGTAACATTTCCTACCGTATTACCACTTATTCCATATACTGGACCACCAGAAGATTTAGAACTTAATCCTCTTGACCTAAATGTAAGGACCGCCATACCATCGTACTCCAAGTATGGTTTAGCCCCATTATATTCTACATAATCCACCACTACATGACCTGAATAAACTGTACAAGCTGTAGTTAATACACCATTTATATAGGTATTTCCTGTAAATATTGTGGTACCAGTGGATACTTTTTGGACTGATGTGGTAGCACTTGCATATATTTGGTAAGCTACTCCACTATAGGATGTTCCACTACAACATGTTGTGTCCCCCGAATAGTCAAATAATGCGTAATACCAAGCATCGTTACAATATGTACTTTGACATCCAAGAGCTGTGGTACAATCTGTATCTAATACGTTTGTAATTACTGTTGTACCAGTAGCTGATAATGTTGTATTAGTTGTAGCGGTAGCAGCGTATGTGTTAGCCAAAGGTAGACACCCGTATTGGTATATAGAACCATTATAGAAAGCTGAAGCTGAGAAAGCTTGTGTATCTGCACCCGTTCCCGCACTATATTGGAAACTAGCTCTAAACCAATCCATAAACGAACTATTAAGTGTTGGTAGTGTGTCTCCGTTACATTTTGTTACGGTTTCATCATTAAAGTGTTGTTTAATAGGTACTGGTAATGAGTCAAAGAAGTTTGTTGCTAATTGTACGTCTGTAAAAGCATTGCTAACACTTGTTAGTGATACATTGGAACCTGTCATTGGTACGTAGAACTTTATTCTTGTACCATTAGTTACGTTTCCTGTACTTGCACTAGTAATACCTGTACTTGCACCTGAAAAACTACAAGGGTCTAATTCACCTATTGTAGTTACCGTCCAAGAAGGACCTGCATCATAACCACTTATACCTAATACTCTCGTAACAAATAGTTGGTTTGATTGACTTAAATAAGACTTTGCAATATACCCTAATTCATATTGTGGAATCTGTGAATCCACATATGTTGCTGGGGAAGTACCACCAAATCTTGTTATGAAATCATCATATGATTGTATAAAAATAGGTTCAAAAGCGGGACCTTTTAAGGCCTCACCAACCAAACCTAATGTTGTAACACCAACACTTTGTGCTACAAATGTTAAATCTTTTTCCGAAGTATATACCCCTGGAGAAACAAATACCTTATTACCGTCTGCCATTTTTTATAATTTTTAAAATATTTTATTAATAGTTTTATTATAAATACATGCCCTAGACCGAAAAGTTACGTAGTAAAATAGGTTATTCACTACTTTGTATGTAATTTTTCATACTTTTTTCATACATTATCTTATTTATTATAAAAATACCTCCCATATGTCTTCAGAAAGTAAAAAAAGAAAAATTAAAAATTTAAAGATAAGTGAAGAATCTCATTCTACCCTTAAAGAGTATTGTAATAAAAACGGATTAAAGATGTTTGCTTTTATAGAAAAATTAATTAATGAAAAATGTAAAGTTAAGAAAGATATATATGGTGAATAACTTTATCTAACTAACTTTTCATCCAAGATTAATCTTGCCGCTCCTGGGTTATTCTTTACTACTGTCATTTTTAACGTATCACCACTGTTTATTAAAAAAGGCTCTTCTGTAACTATTTTAGTTAATGGGTAATTATTTTCTAGGGTTGTTATTTCAAATACAACACTTGCTATATTATTAAGTCTCCTTACTCTAATATTATTTTTATAATCGTAAACTATTGTTTGGGTTACTTGTCCAGGAGGAAAATCTACATTAGTCCTTACTCTATCTGGATTGTGAACATCTAAATTCTTTCTTTCTTTTTTTCTATTTTTTTTATCAAAACCAAACATAACTAATTCCCGACTAATAGCTGGTTTAACTTCAAACTCCTCTTCATCTAATAAAAATCCTTGTAGTTGTAGTTGATATGTTTGTTGGTAGTACCTCCTATCTTCTGTATCTATCTTACTCTCATCCCCTATAGATTCTAACACTATAGGAATGTAGTGTCCCTTTACAAATGTATAAGCTTGTCTAGATGTGAACGTTTGTAATGTTTTTCTATTAAAGTTATTTAACTCTCTCATCCTATTACAAATTATTTTAATATCATAAGTTATGTCTACGGGTACTGGTTGGGGTATTGTGTATATGTCGTACCCCTTTCTATTCCCATCCCAAGTAGGTACCTTCGCATAATGGAATTGTTTTCTATCTGGTATAGTATATTGTAAAGCTGGATTACTACCGTACTGTACTTCTGGTTTTCTTACCACCACTATAAACGGTAAATTAACATTTTTATCAGAAGTACTAAACTTCCAAGTCTGTGAAAATTCTGCCCATCTTTGTAAAGTTAAAATTCTATCTATAACATTTATAGTCTTTCCATTAGTTACTGTCTTTAATTGTGTCTGTACAAAATCTAACATGCCCCTATCTAAGTCCGCGTGTAAAAGTGACTTAGGTAAAAATGTACCATCATCATTGATTAAATCGGCAAGTTCTCTTCTCCTATTAGGTGTTGTACGTCCATCGTACCCATCTGGGTAGTGTCCTTGTATAGGTCCAGGTGCTATATTTAAACTTTTTTTTACTTTTTTTGGTAATGACATTATATTCCTTTAAATTCATTTGGACTTACATAAGAACATGTAATTGTTCTGTAAAAAGCCTTATACCCACCTATTGTGTGTTTATTGTCTGATGTAACTCTACCATCATTAGTTACTGTATAATACCTCATCTTATCTTCTTTTTCTGGGTAACCGATATAATCACCGTAATTAATATCTATATCTAACTCTTCTAAATGTTTTAGGTAAACCCCTAAAGTCATGTTTCCAGGTTCTAAGTCCTTAACCAACCCTGCAGCGTAACTATCTAACCTTGGTTCGTCTATTTTTACATATGCATTAAACTCAACCGGCACCTTAAATCTAATTTCTTCGGGTCCAGATTCACCATAGACATCGTCAACATCAGACAATTTACTATCCACCCTAAATAAAACTAATGTAAAGTGCATATCACCATGTAACCACTCCATTCCAATATTCTGTTCTAAAGCAAAATCTTCTGCTCCGAAAAACTTAGATATCCTTGTAATTGGTATTTTTTTATTTGCCATATTAATATGTCCTTTTATTATAAATACAATTTGTCTTTCTTTTCTCTTTTTATTATATTATACCTATGGAAAATTTCTTACCGGAAATTAAAGCTAAAAATTCACTTAGTGAATATAGTGGGGCCAATAACTATATTATAGGCCTCAAAAATAACATGCTTAATAGTAAAACTTTTACTTTAACACGTTCACAAGCTGACTACATTAATAAAAACTACAATAACAAACCCAAAGTAGTTAGGTTATGGATGGAGATTGAAGACTATCTAGCTAAAGAGTATATGACTACTAAATTTTTACAGTCCCCACCTAAATCTATATGGATTGAAAAATTATTAAGTGAGACTGAGAAAGCCTATCATGTTTGGGGTAAGGTTATTGAGTCGGAAAACCTAAATTCTTTCTGGGTACCAAAAAATCAAATAGTGCCTCGGTCTAGTCCAGATATTAAAGTAGATTTTAAGGAGTTTTCTCATCGACCTCCGTTTGAACATCAGAAAATTGCTATTACTAAATTAGTATCTAATAAAAAATATATACTTGCTGATGATATGGGTTTGGGTAAAACCAGTTCTGCAATTATGGCAAGTATTAGTTGTAAAGCAAAAAAAATATTAATTATTTGTCCTGCATCTTTAAAGGTTAATTGGAAAAGAGAAATAGAAAACTACACTGACGAAACAGTGGGTATAGTAGAAGGTAAGAAATGGGTAAATGGTAAATACATAATTATTAATTACGATATACTTAAAAACTTTCACTCCCTACCCAAAGATAAGGATAAGAAAAAACAAATTTTAGATTCTAAGTTTGACTTGGTTATTATAGACGAGGCACACTATGTGTCTAATGGAAAAGCTCAAAGAACTAAATTAGTTAACAACTTAACTTCTAGAATAGATAGATTATGGTTATTATCTGGTACCCCCATGACATCTAGACCTATGAATTACTATAACCTATTAAAATTGGTTGGGTCAAGAGTTGCGAATAATTGGATTAATTATGTTAGGAGATATTGTGATGGTAAACAAATTTTTAGGGGGTACAGAAAAATATGGTTGACTTTTGGTGCTACTAATTTAGAAGAGTTACGTGATAAAACTAACGATAAAGTCTTACGTAGACTAAAAGAAGATGTGTTAGATTTACCGGATAAGATTATTACCCCTATTCATATGGAACTAAAATCTAAAACATATGAAGACGAAATGGGTGACTATCTTGACTGGAGGAGACAAAATAGGAATAAAGGACTATCCATACAACTTTCAAAGCTAATGAAAGTTAGACAAATCATAGCTTTAGAAAAAGTTAAGGAGACAATCCAACTAATAGAACAGTGTCTACAACAAGATAAAAAAGTTATTGTATTTACTAATTTTACAGAACCTTTAATGACTTTACATGAAAAATACAAAAAAGAATCTGTAATTCTTAACGGTACCATGAAAAAAGAAGATAGACAGGAAAGTGTAGATAGATTTCAAAACGACGATAAAGTAAAAGTTTTTATAGGAAATGTAAAAGCAGCTGGGGTAGGTATAACGTTGACTGCAGCTGAGGTTGTAATCTTTAATGACCTATCATTTGTACCCTCCGATATGTCTCAATGTGAAGACCGTGCATTTAGAATAGGTCAAGATAAAAAAGTATCTTGTATGTATCCTATTTATGATAACACCATAGAAAGAACTATATATGAATTAGTAAACAAAAAGAAATCAGTCATAGATACTGTTATGGGTGATAACATTAATGAAGAAGATATTTTAGGTGAAATTTTAAGCGGTCTGTAAAAACCAACATTTCCTTATATTTATATAGAAACAATTGTTATGAATAAAAAAGAATTGACGAAAAAACAACTTAAAAAGCAGTTAACTACATTAACTGAAGAAAAAACTGCACGTTCTGAAACCGCACTAAAAAAAGATTTAAAAAACTCGTTTGACGCGTTAAAAAAATTAGACCAGGTTACTACAGGTCAAAAAATAGGTGATGTTACAATAACAAAAGCTATGAACAAAAAAATTAAGAACGCTAAAAGATATATAGAGGATTTATATGATAATATAACTGATGGGGAGATACAAGAAAAAGAACAGAACGAAGAAAACGAAGTAACTGAAAGAAATGAAAACTCTGAAGGTTATGGAAAAATGTATAACGCTTTAGAAGGTATTAGAGAAGATAAAGTTGTTAAGATTAATGAAAACACACTAAGAAGAATTGTAGAAAGAGTAATCACAGAACGTGAAGACTGGATGGGGAAAGTAGACAAGGATATTGAAAAAAGAGGAACTGAAGGTGACTTTAGAGATTGGTGTATAGACCATGGAT